CGTAAACCATAAGTGAGCCGTCATCTTGTTTTTCAGCCTTGATGATTGCTGCATACGAGGTTGCGAAATCGTTGTTCATTAGTTACCTGCTGCCCATAGGAAAGAAACTGAAGTTGAAGAACCTGAGGCGATTACAGAAATGATTGTTCCTGATGTGAACTCAAGTGACTGAGTTGTGTTTGCAGGGATTGGCAAGCCTTGTGTTGCTCCGCTTGCGGTAACTGTTCCATCGCCAATATAGATAACTTTTGATGAGTCGTTGTTGCGAACTGTGACGAGCGCACGGCGTACACCAGTTGGAACCACAAACAGAGTTTGCGCGGTTGTTCCTACGGTTACTGTGCCGTGTTGAAGTGGTGCGGCCATTTATTCTCCTAGGGTTGATGTATCTATATAAGGTGCAAGACTGCACATACAGTTTGGGTGAGCTGGTGGCTCGGTATCCCCTGTGGGGAATGTTTCGTCAATGCCGATAGGTGAGGCATCTGCGTTTTCTTGGCAATCCTCACAACCTTCTGCAACTAACCACTCAACCTGCTCAACACCTGAGTCTTGATAGAGGTTACGAGAGGCAACAGATACGGCGCGTGACATTTCGGTCTGCGCGATTGTGAGCGCCTGTTGTGGGTCATTGATGACCTGATCTACCAAAATAGAAACCTTGCTTGGCGTGATGCCTTGTGCGAGCGCATCGCCAAGAACTGTGCCGATACGATCAATCTTTGTCTGAGAGATGCCGTCAATGACAATTCCTCGGCGATCTAGCAAGCCTTGAAGCGCGTTCTTTGGCTTAATAAGAGCAGCAGCAGCTTGGTTGCCGGGTGTCCAAGTTTGCCAGTCCACCACGCCCACGCTAGGAGCCTTCTGTACGCCTTTAAGGGCTTCTTGAGCAGCAGTTGTACCTAGTACCCAACCATCGGCGTAAAGAGGCTTGAGAGCATCAAGCAAAGCCTTTTTATCCGGGGTAATGCTTGATCTTGCCCAATCTCGCGCCTGTCGAGTTGTTGTAGATTGCGAACCGATGTGTGCGTGAAACCAACGCTCCACGATATCATCGGCGTTAAACGCTTTCTGAAATCCTTTGCGGATTTGATCTGCATGACGAGAGGCTAATCGAACTGCCGCGCCATGAGAAGGCCAATGCATTACAACCCCAAATAGCGTTCGGCGTACCAGCGAGCGCCGTCAATGTCTTTCGCCTCAATAAACTTGTTGAGAGTTTCGGCGTAAGCATGATCTAGGTGTTCAAAGTTAAATGGGCGGGTTGGTGTTCCGCGATTTGCCCAACGAATGAACTTCTTAACCTCGGTGCGCTCAGGTGTGTCTGGTGTTTCTTCCTTTGGCGCTTCTGTGGCAGATGGCTCGTTGTCTTGGATGCCGTTCTCGTCAAGAGAGGTTCCAGCAGCAACGATTCCATCTGGGGTAAAGAGATAAACCGACTGACCTGCTACGAGGATAGGCATATCTGCTTCTGGTGTATCAAGAAGTGGCAAGCCGTTCTCAGCGCGGTGTTCATTGATAGTCAAGCCACCGTTGCGAACCTCGGTATCATCGCGGTCTGCTTGCTCCTTGGTGTCATTGCGGGTTGAAGCCATGAACTTAAATTCAAGCTCGCGTGGCATACCCAAGAATGAGTAGGAAAGGTTTGTGAGAACCTTGGCAAGCCATTGTTGTAGTGGCTCAAGTCCAAGTTGTTGCGCTGCCTCAGCCTCACCCTTTTGGTGACCGCTTGCGCCAATGCCACCCTTAGATGAAAAACCGATTTCGGTAGGCAATACGCCAAAGTGACCGCAGATAGAGGTGACGAGGTATTCATCAAAAACATCTGAGAACTTCTCGCCGTAGCCTTCAAGCTGAACTGCCTTGATACCTGCTGGTAGTAGGCGAGCGCGCTTGCGTTGTTCTGTCTGTCCGGCAAGGTCATCGTTAAAGATGTTCTCATAAGCGCGAAGCAACTCTGGGTTATTACCAAAGGTTGCATCTGTTTCAAATAGCATCTCTGGCACAACGCCATCGGTGTATTCAGCGCGAATCCATTGCTGACGGCGAAGGTAAATGTCGGCGATCATCAAAGAACGCTCAACAGGTGAGTAGCCGTACACAGTCCATGTTCGGCGGTTCATAATGTTGTAAACGAGCTGATCTGAGGTGAACTCACCATCGGCATCTGGCGCATCGTTAGTAACATCAAACTCAGAGCGTGGGAAGCCGTAGAGAATCTGTTGGTAAGCGGGGCCTTGCTCTGGGGTTGGTCGGAAGCCTAGGTCATTGATAAGTGGCTTGATTGTTGAGCCATCTAAAACCTTGAAGCCCATAAGATCGCCACCGACAGTCTTTTGAGGCCAGATAGCCCACGCATCAAGAACGAGAACTTCCTCAAGGCAGAGGCGAATCCAATCGGCAAAAGTTAGACCTTCTGCAACATCTGGCATCTTCCAGAAATCAACGAGGCGATCAATCTCGCCTGAAAACTCTGTGCGAGCCTTATCCATAGCTTGTAGGTGATTGCCACCTGAGTCAGCAATGATCTTTTCTGAAGCATCGTCTGAGATGACGATATCCCAATCAAGAGCAGCAACTTTGTTCTTGAGAACTTCAATGCAACGGCGCAGGATGTCAATTTGATCGGCAGCAGCGCGTAGGGTTGCAAAAGGTACAAGGCGAGTTTCCGTGATGTTGATGTTTTGAGCAACAAGGAACTCGTAACGGCGAGGGTCTGGGCGACCATCTTGACGAAGTGGGTTAATCGCGCCGGGTACAAGAGGAACGCCGGGTGTGAAAGGTACATTGGCAATGTTAGGGTCGCGTGGTAGCGGAACCTGTGTGCCGTAGCCCTGTTGCTGAGCGAGCGCATTGTTACGCATTTGAGATTCGGTCATGGCAACTGAACCTGTTGGGAGAGTTGGGGCTTTGTTAATCTCTGCCGCTACGCGAGCTGCAATCCTGTCTAGGATGCCCATGTATTCTCCTTATTGTATTCGTGCGAGATTGCCTTCAATGGCGGTTCGATATTCAGGGGATAGGTCTTTGGTTAGTAAGTCGGTAAAGATTTCAACGGATTCATCTTTGCGACCAACCCACCAAGCAGATACGGCTTTCTCAAACTGCAAGCAGTAATCATTGAAGCCAAGGTCTGCGGGTAGTTCTGGCATCTTGTTGAGATGAAGTCCAGCGCAAGCCCATGTGTAGGATTCTTGCCATTTAGCCGAACGCTCGTAAAAGCGCGACAAGAAGAAGTAAGCCTCTTGGCGATAAGGCAGGTAGGCAATCGCCTTGTAGATCAAGTTCTCCACCGTTGCTTGGCGGTTCTGCTGGCTCTCAAAACAGATCGAGGCTTTAAGAAGCGAGGCGTAGGCGTAGGAAGGTCTTGACTCGTAGCCATACTCGGCAGTTCGCAGATAGAACGAGATTGCGCTCGCCGTCTGCCCTATGCGCTCGTACTCCTGAGCAATCTCAAAGTTGAGTTCAGGGTTGAACGGGTCACGCGATAGGTCTGTGATTAAGGTTTCTATAAGCACTCTGCCACCATCTCATCTACAAGGTTGCCTGATACTTGTAACATGAAAGCGGCATTGTCCTGAAAGCCAAAGCCAATAAGTAGATCGCCGTTGTGTTCAGCAATCCCGGCGCAGAACTCAATCTGCCCGTTTAGGAACGACCAGTTCTCAGGTGAGAAGCCGATCAGCTCAAAATCTTGATTCCAAACACAAAGCCTGTGGCGATAAGTGCCGTTCTTCTGCCCCATGTAGTTCTTGAACAGTACGACCTCATGCGTTACGGCGATGTAATACTCACCCCAACGGATAACCTGAGAGCCACCGCGTTGATCTGTCGGCGGTTGTTTGCCCTGCTTAAGAGCTACAACAGAAGCGGGGTTAGTCATCGCGCTAACGATCTCAGTAGGCGCAGTCCATTTAACATAACAGAACGCGCTATCTTGAATAGGCATCCAGTTCTTTTCGCAGTACGAGGAACTGTCAGCTACTTCAATGCGCTTGCGGGAAATCTCTTTGCAAGTCCAGTCGGTCTTGTTAATCTCGATCTGGCACAACTCCATGCGACCTTGACCATTGACTGTGGTATCTCGGCGCACTCCTGAGATGAAGTATTCGCCATCCCATTTAGATAGGCGAGCATCCTCTAAGCCGACAAACTCCCAGATAGGGGTGTGAAGGTTGAGCATCTCGATCTCGCAGAATTGAGCGATGGTGAGATCGTCATTGAGTCTGCAAAGGTAGTTAGTCGTGCGAAGGTGCTGATCTTGCTCTGGGTGCAGATAGGCAAGCGGCCCCCAAATGCTAGGAAAGCGCTGATCGTTCTCGGCGTGATAAAGCGAGTAGTTAATGTGGCGAACAATGCAGAGAATGTCGCCGTCATCGTCTATAAAGACTGACGGGTTCATCAAGCCTGTACCGCCTGTGATGTCAGCCGGGATAATCAAAGGTGAGAGCTTGCCACCTTGTCCAACCGCCTTTTGGACTAAGTTCATAAGGCGATCTTAGCAGGTACTAACTCTCTGTAAAGTTAGCCTGAGCCTGTTGAGCATCGTAGGTGCTTTTAAGCATTGAGGTATAAGAGCCATCCTCGTTGGTGATGATAACCATTTGAGTTGTAAGGCCCGATGGGTATTCTTCAAAGTCAATTACCTGAACATTGCTCATTATAACTCCGCGCTAAAGACTAGAAGTGCTGAGGTTGTGTTGTTTGCCAATAGGCGAATGTTGCCACCGCTTGAACCGACTCCGCTTGAAGTAGTTACACCCAAGCATCCAGCGTTTGAGTTTGTCGTTCCAGAGTCAATCACAATCGAACTGATGGTTGCTATTGAGGATGCGCCGTTATCAATCAGGAAGTGTGAGTTAGATGAAACGGTTACTGATGATGGCGCGGTTCTCATTTTGACAGGAAACGGGACAACTGGGCGAGTTGAAGTCGTTGATGCCTGACTTCCTGAACCAAACCATTGATAGGAACTTTCACCACCGACTGCATAAGCGTACCTCTGGCAAAGGGCTAACTCTCCTTGGAGTGTGCCTGATGCGGTGGTGAAAGGTGTGGCTACTGAGCCGTTCTCTGCCTGTACGCCCCAAATGCTGAAGGTATTGTTCTGTGTTCCGATTGAACTGGCGCGAGTGTTAAAAGTTGAGCCAGCACTTACCCATAAATTTACAGCAATAGTTGAACTTGTACCAACAGTTGCTCCGCTAAGTGACGGAACTGCAAAAGTTACTGAATATCTTGCCCAAGATGTTGAAATTGTTACCGCACCAGCAGGCGTTGATGTTGTTCCACCAGAACCACCAATACCTATACCCAAATAAGTTTCAACTGCAATTTTGGGAGTACCGCTTGCTGCCTTTGCCCAAAAAGAAATTGTTACTGTTTGACCTGCAAAAGTACGAGCATCTTCAATGTTTTGAATAAATAGGCCGTAATCACCAGCACTACCGTATCCAGATGTAACAATCTGAGCATAAGTTTGTGCTTCGTAACCAGTTACAGGTGCAGCGCCAGCAGTAAATGTTTGTGGTGTTACAGTCATAGTTCCACCGCTTGCGGCAATTGTCCAACGGTCAAAACAATACCCGCTAGTTGCTGAAGTGAAGTTTCTCTGATTGATGCGGAAGTCACCATTGATTATTTTATTCTTACCAGCCAAAAAAGGCGCTACTGCCCCACCCGTATTCTGCTCAACTGTTGAAGTTAATTGTGCGCGACTCATTTATTCACCTGCCTGTGGTGTAGAAGAGTTGGATGGGAGTGTGTCGTATTCGGCTTTTGGCATTGAAGTGAACGAGCCGTTGCCGTTGTCAATAATCGCAAAAGTTGTTACTTCGCCGTTGATGCCATTGGGAATGTCTTGAAAGGTTACATTGTCCATTACAACTCCGCACTAAATCCAAGATAGCCTGTTGTGGAAGAGCCATTGAGAAGCCCACGATACATTGTGCCTGTGCTTAAACCAGATGAAACTGTCAGTTGTGTTGATGCCATATTTCTGCCGTTGCCCACGCCAACCGTTGCCGATGTTGCGGAATATACAGAGCCAGCAGGATATTGCTGAAGTTGTAGGTTTGCGTAATCCAAGGTGTTTGGTTGTGCGCGCATCGTTACTGGGAAGAAGGTTTGAATCTCGACAAGGGTTGAGTTTTGCGCTGCGCCTTGACCAAAGGTTAAATACTGAGATGAATCAGTTGTCATTCGGTAGTAGTACCTCTGGCAAGCGGCTAACTCCCCCTGAAGTGTGCCACCAGCTCGGGAGAATGGTGTTGCGACTGGACTTGCTTCTAGTTGAACATTTGCAATTTGAAAATAATCATTGGCAGACAAAGAAGTGAAGCCTGTTGTGCCATTACTTCTAAATCCAATATCTACAAAAGCACCCCAAGCAGTAGGAGCAGTTGCGATAGCAGTTGCAGAGCCAAAAGGAACGGCTGATGAGATGGTAATAAATTGCCAAGTATTTGCGGCATTGACTGTAAATCCTGCTACATAATCTCCGCCACCAGTTTGACTAGAACCACCTATGCGAGCAGCGTGAGTGCCAGTCTTGTTGGACATATACCAAAACGACAAGGTGACTGTCTTGCCCATCAAAGAATAAATGTTGCTAGTTTCAATAAACTGTCGGGCTACATATTCCACGACTGAAGTTGCCGAGGATGTTGCTTGTAAATACTTCGCAGAATAATAAATGCCGCCATTTGGTACAGATGTGCTTTGCGTAACCGTAAGACTTGTTCCAGTTGCATTGCACGAACTTGTCCAACGGTCTGCCGTATAACTGCCCTGTGCGCCAGTAAATGATGTTCCGCGTTGCCAGATGTCAAAGCCGCCGTTGATGACTGCATTTTTGCCAGCCATTACTTGCCCTGCCCAACTTACCCCACCACCAGCAGAAGAGTTTGCCACGAGTGTTGAGCCGTCAGCGCCTACGCCGAGGTTAGTGACTGTTGAAGCTCCTGTGCCGACAACAAGGTCGCCCTTGGCTGCGATTGTTGAAAGCGGAATAGCGTTGGCAACTGTGAAGCTGCTAGGTGAAGCTACAACGGCAGAATCTCCTGCAACAAGAGCAGTAAGTCCGGTGATCGAAGTACCTGTTGAAGCGGTGTAGTCAGTTCCGCGAACGAGAAGAACGCCGTTGATGAATACCTGCTCTGCGCCGACTGTGTAGGCAAGAGTCGTAGAGAAGCCGTCTGTGCCGCTTAGGGTTGTTTCGCCACCTGTTGCGGTGTAGCGCCAAGCAGAGATAGCAACTGTTGGCTGAGTTCCCTGCAAGCCCTGAACGCCTTGAGTTCCCTGTGTACCTGTCGAGCCTTGAAGTCCTTGAGTGCCTTGTAAACCTTGTGTGCCTTGTGCGCCGTTAGACCCGTTAGCGCCTTGTGTGCCCTGAGTACCGTTAGCACCCTGAGAACCTGTAGTTCCTTGCGAACCAGTTATTCCTTGAATACCTTGAGTTCCCTGCGAGCCAGTTGAACCTGTTGCGCCAGTAGTTCCTTGTGAACCCGTAGAGCCTGTTGCGCCTTGAGAACCAGTAATGCCTTGAGCGCCTTGTGCGCCAGTTGTTCCCTGCGCTCCTGTTGAACCAGTAGAGCCTTGCGCGCCAGTAGCACCCTGAGTACCCGTTGCGCCAGTCGTACCTTGCGAGCCAGTAGTTCCCTGAGCGCCTGTTGCTCCTTGCGCTCCCGCAGTTCCCTGTGTTCCAGTAGTTCCTTGAGAGCCAGTAGCTCCTTGAAGTCCCTGTGTACCTTGAGCGCCAGTTGCGCCCTGCAAGCCCTGAGTACCTTGAGAGCCTACGCCAGATGTTGCGGTGAAAAGGATTGAGTCTGTGCCGATTTGTAGAGAGCCGTCAGCGTTAGAACCCATGCCGTACTGAATCCACGAAGTAGCTGCGTTAGCGTTTCCTGATGTTACATAAAGATAATCGCCGGGTTCAACCTGAGCCAAAACTGAGTTGTTGTAGTCAGTAGCGCGAGTCAATACCCATGGTCTGCCAGCAGGGTTGTTCTTACCTGCATCGGTGACGGTGTAAATACCGTTTTGAGTTTGAGTGGTTTGGTTCTTAACAAGTACGCGATCATTGAGAGCAAGGTTTACGACATCAATAGTGATAATGCCGTTAGCCGAAGCGGTGATCTTTGCACCAATACCTGTGCCGCCTTCGGCATCGGTAGTTCCTGCGGTGTAAGTAGCAGCGAGGTTAGCCGTTGTCGCAACGCGGGCAGAAGCGTGAGCGTTAGCAGAGCTAATACCGCCCTGAATACCCTGTGTGCCTTGCGCGCCTTGTGTGCCGAGTGCGCCCTGTGTTCCTGTTGCGCCTTGACTACCTGTCGTGCCTTGCAATCCTTGAATACCCTGAGCGCCAGTTGAACCCTGTGTGCCAGTAGCACCTTGCGTTCCAGTCGTACCCTGAGAACCTGTAACACCTTGCGCACCTGTTGTGCCTTGAGTTCCCTGAGAACCCGTGTTACCCGTGATGCCTTGAGTACCTGTTGCACCTTGAGAGCCAGTTGTGCCTTGCGTACCTTGAGAACCTGTGTTGCCAATTGCCCCTTGTAAACCTTGAAGCCCTTGAATACCTTGAACACCCTGAGTGCCAGTTGCACCCTGCGAGCCCGTGTTACCCGTTGTGCCTTGGCGACCTTGAATACCCTGAACGCCTTGGCTGCCAGTAATACCTTGAACGCCTTGTGAGCCAGTAATGCCTTGGATGCCCTGCGCGCCTGTAGAGCCTTGCGCTCCAGTTATGCCCTGAACGCCCTGAGCGCCAATCGTTCCTTGGATGCCTTGGATGCCTTGTGTTCCCTGTACGCCCTGAATACCTTGGATTCCTTGGATGCCTTGTGGCCCTTGGATTCCGTTGATACCAGCAGCAGCTACGGTGATGATTGGGGTTATGGCTTGAACATTAATGATGTCGCTCATCGAGAAACCACCGCCTCTACCTCAACTACGCCAGCTCCAAGAACGATGTTGCCTGTTGAATTAGTCAATACGCAATCCCATTGATACTTGCCGGGTGCAACATTGACAATAGTGCTTACTTGAACCTGTGGGCTACCTGTTGGGTTAAAGGTGATGCCGTTTCCTGCGCTTAAAGCAAGAACAGTTGTCTTGGCAAGCGCAGATGTACGGAACTGTAACAAAGGTGTATAGCCCGTGACATTGATGGTTGTTCCATCTGGGTTTGTGTAATTAAATCCAATTGCCCAAAGTTGATTTTGCGTAAGTACGAGGTTGAGTGGGTCAGGAGTTTGGCTAAGTGATTGAGCCGTCATTGATTTCTCCTAAAGTGTTGAACCGCATTTCATACATACGAAAGCAGATTTGATATTGGGGAAGGAACAAGCAGGACAAAGTTTGCCGAGAGCTGACAAACTTGTTAGTGATGCTGAGCCTTCACTCAATTCAGTTAGCGCCCAGACCAACGCATCCATACGGTCTGGCGAATCTTTACTTACACCCGGCTCCCACTCGCACATCTGTTCCTCAAGTTCAGGGAACATACCGACATGGTGAACGCGACCTTGCTCGTAGAGTGAGGCGATAGGTTCGGCGCGTACTGCCTTACCGCGTGTTGCCGTCACTTTCTTAACGGGAAGGTTGGGGTTTACTTGCTGCAATAGATGAACTACCAAATCGCCGCCGTTGTTCGTTTCTGCGATGATGCGGTCTGCTTTGTATAGTTCAAAGTTAGATGTGATCTTACGCGCCCATGTATCGGGGCTGGCCTTCATAGATGAATCGTCAAGAATGTAATAATGTCCGTCAGCTGCATAGCCAGCAGTCACGATACCTGTAAGGTCTGAATCTTCACCGCTAGTAACGGCAGGATCAACACCTACGACTACGCGAATGAGCGCAGGTACTTGATCGGGTTTAATACGAGATGCTTCAATTTGGTTTCTATTCCAAAGAGCGCCGGGGTTGTCATCTAGGACTTCACCGAATAATTCTTGCCTTCCCAACCGCGTATTAGCGTAGCGGTTCTGCATCTCAAGCAAAGCAGATTCAGAGAGGTTGTCAGCGTTATCAAATGTTGAGCCACGCGTGACAAAAGTAGATTTTTTATTAAGTAATTCTTTAATCAGTTTAGTTGGGCGAGGCGTTGTCGTAATAACAATTTGAGGATGATCGCCCAAACGCATACCGAACTGCAACTGATCCCAAGTATCGGGTTTCTCCCAAGCAGCTAACTCATCACACCAAGCGCCGTGATGTTGTGGGCCACGAAGTCTGTCAGGTTCCTCAGCCGAGAAGCCTTTAATGCGTGAGCCGTTAGGAAATGTGTAAGCAAAGTTTGATCTGTTGTAAGCCTTGTCGTCATAAATGCCGTAGCGTTTAATAACGCTTATCAGTCCAGACTCACCCTCAAAGCAGGTATCTCGTATATCAGCCGAGGTTCTGGCCACTACCGCCCAACGGGTCTTCTTCTGACTCAGGGCTTGCCAAACTATCCACTCCGCGCCCGTTCTCGTCTTGCCCCATCCGCGACCCGATAGAATCATCCAAGTCTGCCAGTTGTTCTCCGGCGGTAATTGGTTCGATCTCGCTACTGATTTCCAATACAGTCTGCTCGCCGTCTGAATGTCCAAGGGCAGCAATTCGAGCTTCTGCGATGAGATAGGCGAACTGTCTAACGCGTTCATCTAATTCGCCCCCATCTAATACCGTGACCTCGTTCTGCACCTTGATTGGTGTATCTAGACCGAGTAGTCTAGCGCGCCTTTCCATGAGGCGTACGATGGTATTAACTGAAGCGTTATCGCCTTTCATGGCTTTAGGCCAAAGTGCTAGTTGTAGTCTGTCTATGCGGTCAAGCTCTGCAAATCTTAGTTCGTCTGCTGGCTGCTGCTGAGTGCGCTTGAGCGCTCGCTTGTAGGCTGCATACGCGCCTGTGTGATCGGCGTAACCGACTTCCTCGGCGATTCTCTGCCAAGTCAATCCTGCTCGGCGTAACTCCAGCACCTTGTTCTCTTTATCAAAGAGTTCTGGGCTAGGTACTGCGGCGTTGTGATTTGGCATAGATAGATTACTTACTTGTCACAAGCTCGGCTTTTTGCCCAGTCAGGTTTTCCCAACGCTTTACGATTACATCAACATAAACAGGGGTGAGTTCCATTGTGTAACAGATTCTTCCTGTTTGTTCTGCTCCAATAAGGGTTGAGCCTGAACCGCCAAAAGGTTCAACACATAAACCGCCTTTGGGAAGGCTTGATTTCATAACACGAGCCATCATTTCGACTGGCTTAGGGGTTGCGTGTCCTTGTCTTTCTTCTCCATGAACTTTATCAAAACTCCAAACTTCATTCATATTGTCGTGAGTATTGTTAAAATAAGCACGAGTCGAATAAAAATCCTTTTTGAGCGCATCGTAATCCTTTTTGAGCGCATCGTAATCCTTTTTGAGCGCATCGTA